TCATAATGCCGTGTTCCTTCAGGAACTGTTTGGCCGGGGCGTGATTAAACACGTTGGCTAACAAGTACTGGCCGCAAACGTACGCTTCTTTTTCGCCGGCTTCATCATTTGCAAAATTATTAAGTGCAAAATGACGTTTTGCTTTTGCCGGAACAACGATTCGATCTTTTACGGCGTTGTGGTGCCGTTGTACGGTTCCGCCTAGCTTTGCCGCTGCAATTTCCCGTTGCCGTGATTCAATCGCGGCGCGGTTTTTCATTTTGTTCTGTAATTGCTCAATTGCACCAGGTTTGCCGTCGGTGCCATAGGCGCCGTCAATTTCAACCTGTTCTTCGGAGTCCGGCTCTCGGTTTTCCTCTCGGCAAACTGCAAGGATGCTTTCAACCTTTGCGTTTTTGTCGTCAATTTCTAATTGTAGTTCGTGTGCGCTTTTCATTTTGTAGACCTCTAAAAGTGTTAAACTGATAGCGGCCAACAAAAAAAACGCCGAACCGCTAGACAAATATTGTCGAACGAACTCGGCGTCGATGCTGGGATTCTAGTTATTTTGTTTTACTTGTCAACCAAAAACATTAAACCTTGCGTTGCAAGAAAACCGCCTAAAATTAAACAAGTCCAGATTTCTACCATTATTTAACCTCCGTTTTTAGTTGATATTCAAACAAACCCGTACCGTCTCGGAATCTGTTTCTTTTGTTTACTGTAAACCCACCAAACCTTTTTTTTCGCAAATGCCGCAATTGTGCGCTTATCGACGCGTGGGGGTCACCAGTCTCACAATGGATTTCGTTAAGAGTTCTCCACCTTGAATCCTTCATGCAATTAAAAACGCGTTCAATTTGGCCGGTTAAACGTTTCCCATCTCGTTCGTCGACGTAATCCGAACCGTTAAAATGCGCCGGCAACGGTTTTGGGTCGTTTTGCGAATACTTATCAAACAACATAGAATTTCCAATCTGCCACCCAAAAGAAATAAAAGCGCGGCACCAATCCGGAGTGGAAAACGGATTGCAGGGAGCTAGCCTGGCCGCGTGCTTGTTTTTACCTTATCGGCGGTTTGCCCGCAATATCTTTAGCCGGTGTTCCGCTTTTGTACGATTTGGAAAAAACGCCGTTCGTTCTCCGGCTTTCATATTCCGCACCAATGCCGACGGCGTTTTCTTAAATCGGTTTTCCGGCACCGCTGCCGCGTCAATCGCTTGTTGCCGGCTTGTTGTTGTGGCAATCACGTTTTCTATTTGCTGATCCGCGTTGAACCAAGTTTCTTCGTCAAGCATTGCCGAAACTGCCGCCGCCTTAATCCCTAGCTTTTCCGTGTAAATATTTACAAGCGTTTGTTCGGCGTTGTCCAGCAAATCCGCCGTCTTTCTTAAATCGGTTGCCGTTCCCCAACTCATCGAAAAAGGCCGGTGTATCATTGCAAAACTGTTTGGCGCTGCCTTACGTTCGGTGCCGGCCAACATGATAACGCTGGCAATTGATGCCGCCAACGCGTCGTTTTGAGTTGTCACGGTTTGCCCGTGTTCCTCCAAAGCGTTGTAAATTCCCAAACCCTCAAACACGTCACCGCCTGGGGAATTGATCCGCACGGTTAACGCTTTGTTGCCGATGGCCTTGATTGCCCCGACAACATCGCCGGAGGAAACGCCGCCGGAACCGCTGGCCGTGATTTCATCATATATCCAAATTTCACCGGTTTTTTTGTCGTAATCAAACATTCTTCAACACCTGTTCCGTTAGTAATTCGGCGGTTCCTGTTAGGTCAAAATTGGCCGGACGCCGCGCAACGTGCCGTAATGAGTCAACGCAATGCTTTTGTGCAATTAATCTTTCACCGCCCAAACCCTCGATAACTTCCCCCAATTTGTGGGAATAACCATCGTACCAGTTTTCAATTGATTCTAGGCTTTCGCCGCGTTTTAACCGTTTGTTTACTTGCCGTTGTTCCTGGTTTAAAAGCACCTGCAACCGGCTTGCAACGGCAGAGGCTGCGCGGTCGTCTTGCGGTTCGTCTGGGTCTTGATCGACCGTTTGGCCGGCTGTTTGTGCCTCCGTGCTGGTCGTGTTTGGGTTAATAAATTCGTCGCCGCCCTTGTATGGGTTCATATCCATTTTGGCGCGTGCTTCGTTTGGATTGATAATCCGCGAACTGATAAGGCTACTGTAAACGCTGGCCGTTGTGTTTAGATCGGTTCGCAACATCGCCGCCGTGTTGAATTTGTGGTAATACTGACCGGAACCAAATTGAGTTTGACTAAGTAACTTGTAATCGGCTTCCTCTTGCCATCGAGTTAACCAGGATTCCAAACAGTTAAGCAAATAGGCCAATTGTTTCTGTTCCAGGCTGTTGTAGCTTGCGTTATTGTCGGTTCCCAACATTGATTCGAGCAACAAATACAACGCCGCGTTTTGATTAAGCATTTTGCGAGTCTCAAGAAACTGAGCCGCGTTGTTATCCTGCGTTGAAATAGTCGTTGCTGTAATGCCGCCGCGTAACAAACCAACCTGTTGTTTCTCACCTTCGGCTCCGTGCTTTTTGACAAAATCTTCAAGAAACTCGTTTGCCTGATCCGCCGATCTAAATTGCGGTGATTCCGCCGGAGCGTTTAAAAGTATCTTTCCGACAAACCCTTTTGTTATTTGATCTTTGCCCCGAACGTCGGCACCTAACATTGATTCGAGCGTCAACTTTGCCGCTTCAAATAACGGTATTCCATTGATGCCGTCACCAAACCCTGTAAGCCTAAAACAATCACGGTCTCTTATCATTACCGTATAGTTAGGATTTTCGGCCATCATCTCAAACAACTGCAACCGGTTTTCTGGTCTGTTACCTTCTGGATTTACGTAGGTTGCGTTCCAAACTTCACCGTCGACAATTCCCGTAGTTGTGGCCTCTGGATCGAGAATAATTAACTCACTGTTTCGCCCGTCGCGGTGGATAAATGAACGGCCTGCCCCATACCAAAGCGCGTGCCACGTCATTGTTTGCTTAAACGTCATCGGTGAATATAACGGAGATGGCCGACGCCGTAGCACTTGATAGGAAATACCGGTTTCTACCTTTTCCCGTTCGTCACCGTCCTTTTTGTATAGGTCTAAATTCAACGTCCCGACATTGCCGGAAATGCGGTTCAATCCGTACCAAATGGCCGCAGTACGCCAACCCTCTTTTGCCGTGTACTTGTCGGTGCGAAATATATCAAACCAGGTTGTCGGGTTCCAAAGTGCCATATTAAACCTATAAAATCAAACTTCCTGTTGTCTTTGGTAGTGCTACCTTGCACGCTTTTAAAGCCATCAACGCCGCTACGCCTGGGTCAATCTTTTGATCTTCGGCGTTTTTTCCTTTTGTCGGCATTTTTTGCCCTTTGGCGTTTTCATCCATGCCCATATTCAGAAACGCCCATTTTAGGATTCTATCAGAAACATCGGGTTTAAACCTACCATCTACGATTTGCTGAAAAAATTCTTCAATCACTTCGTTAAAGTGCAAATGAGATTGTGGGCATTTTACCGGCTTTAATCCCTCACCCGTTAGGTTTTCTGATAGTTGCGACGCGCTGAATGGGTCATAGGCCACGTATTCGACGCCGTAATGCAAACAATCTTCAATCAAACGTTCTTGCAATGCGGAAACCGGATAGCTTGTAACGTTTAACAGATCATCGCGTACAAACCCTGCGAACGGTTCAAGGTTTAAATCACGCCGGCAATCGGAACCGATAAACGAAACGCTTTTAACCTCGTAGCGGTAAAGTGGCCGGCCATCCTTGTCCTCTGAATGTTTGAACCTTGCGGCCAACGCGTAACTGCAAAGGTCGTCCCGTCCACCTAGGTCAATCCCGCCGCCGATTGCGTCGGCTTCCCGCCAGTCTGATAGCTCACCCGCTGCCGCTTCGTAATCCTCAAGGTTGATAACGCTGGATAATGACGAAACGCAAACGTTGCCGTGGTACCTTAAAAACCGGTTTTTAGCTGCCGGCTTGTTGATTGCTTCCTTTAGTTGTGCCTGCAAATATTCAGGCTTTACCGATACGTTTAACCCTGGGTTTGATTTCTTTAGCGTTTGAACATCGAAGTTAGGATCGAATGGATCGTCTGTTTCGTCTAACTCAAAAATCATACCAAATAACGATTCGTCCCTAAACTCATTCCCAACAACGCCACGGCAATAGTCGGCTTCTTCGTGGTACAAATAGCCTTTTTCGTCGCTTGCCGTTGTGATTGCAATTTGCAACGGTTGGCGTCTTGAACCGGATCCGGTCACCATAGTATTAAAGAAATCGCGGTTGTGAGGTTTGAACGCGTGCAATTCGTCAAAAAACACCCCGGACGGGTTTAGGCCGTCAAACGGTTTATCGGAACCCAATGGGCGAATAAATGAGTTAGAAACTCCAAACCCAATATTGTCCTTTAGAATCGTTGCGTGTTTTGCAATGGCCGGCGATTGTTTTAACATCCTGCCGGATTCCTGAAAGATAATCTTTGCCTGATCCATTTTAGTAGCACCAATGAACACTTGCGCACCTGGTTCACCGTCGGCACACGCCAGCATTATGGCCAACCCCGCACAAAACGTTGATTTGCCGTTTTTCCTTGCAACGCTCAAAAACATTTTGCGGAATCGACGGGTTCCGTCGTCCCTAATCCAACCAAATAGATTCCAAACGATAAAACGCTGGAAGTCTGCCAAATGAAATGACGCGCCGGCATACTCGCCAATCGAATGTTTAAGCAAGGCCGGGAAGAAATCGCAGGCTATTTCCGCGCGTGCCGCGTGAAACGTATAGGGAAACTCCGGAGAACCAACGGCGGCAATATCGCGCCTATAACGCTCAATTGCTTGCTTAATTCCTTTACAAGCTAGGATTTCGCCGGTTTCTATTGCTTTGGCGTAATCCTCAACCTGTTCGGCGTTGGTTTTTGCTCGAATCATTCTAATTCGTCAAATTCTTTTGACGTTCCATAAACTCTAGAAATGGGTCGCTTTCCTCTTGAACGTGTGCCTGTAGTTTTGATCGGTTGCCGGCTCCCATTCCAAAATGAGCCTGCAAACGGTTCAACTCCGCATTTGCTGACCAATATTCTCGATTTGCCGGATTGCTATAAAAGACCTCGCATCCACCAATCCCGCCTTGAATCTTAGAAAGAATTAAACCCTGTTCCTCAATGCGGTCGTGGGCGTCGCACATTTTCGCCCACGCTAAACAATACCGGTCCATCACGTCGGCGTCGATTGTCGATTCGATTCCAATTTCCAAAACAATTTTTGACAATTCCTTATGCTTCGCCCTTGCAACTTTATTGCCGGTCAATTTCTTTCCAGGCTTTGGCACGCCACGAGGTACCTTTGGTTCTTCTTTGTTTTCCCGTTCTGGGTGTTTTTTGTACGTGCCGTTGCGTTTGTGAACTTCAGACGCGATTTTTTGTGCTGGCATTGCTTATTATCCTATTTTAACACCAAACTGCCCAGTTTGATTTGGAGAGGGCGGTAAAAGGT